TTTTGCATCGGAACGGGTATTAAAAACAGTCAAGCCAGAATATTACATAGAATTAGATGAAATGTGTAAACTAGTAGATTATATAATAAGTAGTAACATCCACTTTGAGGATGTATTATTTCAACAAGGAAAATGGTAGACGGTCAAGCATGTGAATTCTGCGGTAAAGTATTTCGTAAAGAAAGTACTTTACTACTCCATAATTGTGAAGATAAGAAAAGGATAGTACAAAAAAACGATCCAGGGGTTATACTAGGAATGCATATCTATCTTCGGTTTTATGAAATAACCCAAGGTAGTGCTAAGTTAAAAACGTATGACGATTTTCGTAAAAGTCCATATTATAATGCGTTCGTCAAATTCGGCAAACACATTAAAAAGATTAATGCCATAGGATCTAGCGCGTTTATTGATTGGGTAATCAAAAAGAATAAGAAGCTAGACCAATGGTGTAGAGATGAATATTATGAGGCATTTTTACATGACTACATAAGACATGAAACTGCAAATGCCGCATTAGAACGGTTTATCAAATTATCCGTCGAATGGGGTGATGAAAACGGGAGTGACTTTAACCATATTTTTAATTATGGAAATGAGAACAAATTGTGCTATTATATTACACAGGGTAAGATTAGTCCGTGGATGATATATAATTGCAAATCTGGAATAGAGTTTTTGGAGCGATTAAACGATGAACATGTGAAGATTATTTTTACGTGGATTGATCCGGAATATTGGCAAAAGCGTTTTGTAGATTATATTGCTGATACTGAACTAATTAAAAATGCATTATTAACAGCGGGGTACTAACATGTTAGCCGAGGATGATATGTGGGGTGGTTATTCATCTAATATAGTGATGAGGACCAAAGGATCCTGGATAAAAAAATTTGCTATAATTCCTTTTAAATATGAAAACAAAATGATATGGGGAACATATTATTGGCGCATTCATTATAATCCAGGATCAATTGGTAGCACAAAAGAAATAACAACTAATTTTTTGGATTTGTTGAAGGATTAGGATATGATTGATTTGCGGGCATCTAAATTCTTGAAATTTAAGGTTAGTATTGATTGGCCAACATCTGTGTCTAGTTCCGACCCCAACGACTTTTATCGAGGATGGTTAGAGGAACATGTTGGTAAGCAAGAAATAGATTGGGATTGGGAAATAGATCGAATTGATCCTGATGGGGTAGCAGTTTATTTTAGAACTGAAAAAGATGCATTTACATTTGCAATGTTTGGACAAATATAATGGATATAGATATTGATTTTGCTGACCGAACTAAAATCCTAGAGCTTATTAAACATGTAGATGCTATGCAATTAAACCATGGCATCCCACAAAAGCACATAAGCGGAATATACGTCACAGAGATCCCATATAATCCGTTAACTAATCTTTGTACATTGACGTATGAAGAGGCAGAAGAACGAGGATACATTAAACTTGATTTGTTGAATATGGGAGTATATCAACATGTTGAGAGTGAAGAAGAAATTGACGCGTTGCTTAGTATAGAACCAGACTGGGAGAGATTGTTAGATGAGAAATTCTGTAAACAATTAGTTCATTTAGGAATATAGTTAAAACTATAAAACCGACTAATATCGAAGAGGTCGCAATTGTGTTAGCTCTTATTCGTCCAGGCAAACGACATCTATTAAATAAACCGATGGCGGAAATAAAGAAAGAGATTTGGGTTAAGCCTACGGATGGAAATTATTTTTTCAAAAAAAGTCATTCAATAGCATATTCGCATTTAGTTGTTTTGCATATGAATTTGTTAACTGTATTGAATGATTAAATCTTTTTTACTAGAACAATTTGTTTACGTTTAATTCTCTTATTCGCTAACTGATTAATGCTTACTTTTGGGCCATGTTTTATAGTCACATCTTTGGTATTGAATGTTCGTAGACATGCTCTAAATGGTAGCCAATCTGATTTTAGGAAAATATTAATCGGGATTAGCCTATTACTTTCCCACCACCATTGATCACCATAGAATAAGAATTTAGTTTTGTCCTCTAGTGCTCCTAGTCTCCCGTAGTCATATATGTTCGTGACATATTGATCGATATTTTGAATAATACCAACATACTCACCTTTACCATAAGTTACAAGGCTAATAAACGGATATTTCTTTAGCAGTTCTGTAATTTCTTCTGTTGTAGCCATAATTGTTAAGTCAAATTATTTAGTGTAGAACGATACCATTAAAAACATTTTGATTACAGATAAATAGATAATGCAACAGATCGATAGTTATTTAATAATACAGACAGCGCATATTCAGCTGTTCGACCTGATGGAAACAAAGATAAGGAACAGAATTGTGTACGCTAACAACATAAAAGTTTATAAGGGAATTGATAATACGATACGCTTGTCGTTCTTAAATCAGGATCAAAAACGAGTACCCATACAGGATAAGAATATTACATTCCATATGTTTCATCCTGAGGATAGTAGCATTGTAATTAGCGCAATTGTTCAAATTAGCGCAAGTGATGTTGGAATTGGAACAGCCGTTATTACCAAAGCAGCTACTGAATTTGTTATTCCTGGATTTTACACATATGCAATTGAAGTTGTTTCTGGTGAAGGCGCAGATGAAATTGCCTATGCAGACGATAATTATGGTGCAGGCGGCCAACTTGAATTGATTGAAGGTAAGTATCCATATTTCCTACGAACTATTTGATATTGTGTAGCAATCATGCTACAATTATTAGATGCATAATGACATAGTAGTAATAGTCCAAAATTTACTTCCAGGCAAACGAAAAACCACGCCATCAGGTTGGACAAGTTTTAATGCTGTATGTTGTGTGCATAATGGTGAGACTATTGATAAACGTGGTAGAGGCGGGATTATTATTAATAATGAAAGCATTGCCTATAAATGTTTTAATTGTAAATTTACGGCAAGCTGGGCACCAGGACGTAAGCTATCAAAAAAATTTAAAAACTTATTAGGTTGGTTGGGTGCTAATGAAGATCTAGTTAATCGTTTAGAATTTGAAGCTCTTAAATTTCTTAATAAGCCTGCCCATATAGTTAAACCTAAAATAGAAAAAAGCATCAAATTTGAAAAATTCCCATTACCTGAGAATTATATTACATTTGATGAAATGACCACGTGGTGCGCAGTTAATAAACCACATAATGAATTTGATCGAATTCTTCGGTATGCAAATAATAGAAGAATAGATGCCCCTAGATACAGAAAGTTACTTGGTGGTGTGACTACGGGACCATTTTCTAATAGACTAATTATTCAATTTCGATATCATGATGAAATTGTCGGATATACCGCTCGACGAATAGATCCTCCGCTCAACCTTTTTCATTCAGTTGCAGAAATGGAGAAAGAAAAAGCAAAACTAGGACCGAAATATTTAAGTAGCCATGATCATAATTTTATATTCAATTTAGATGAGCAAACGCCAGAACGAAAATTTATTGTTGTTTGTGAAGGACCAATAGATGCATTGAGCGTTGGTGGTATTGCTACATGTGGTAATGAAATAACTAATGAGAAAGCAAGAATTATAAATTCACTTAATAGACGTATAATTGTAGTTGCAGACTCTGATCGTTCTGGTATACCTCTTATTAAAGCAGCATTAGAATATGGATGGAATGTTAGTACATTCCTACTTCGTGGATTTTTTAAGGATATCAACGAAGCAGTAGTTCATAATGATAAAGTATCTGTTTTAAAAGATATAATTGATTCTGAAGTAACAAGTGAATTAAAAATAAAACTGCTGCTCAAGGATTCTAGATATATAGTTAAAGGGGCATTAATTAACAGATGAGTAGAGCATATAGTTTAGACTTACAAAAGTTATTTTTAGAAATAATGTTGTATGATAGTGAATCATTTGTACGCATTCAGAATATTTTTAATCCAAAAAACTTTGATGAAGACCTAATAGAGGCAGCAAAGTTTATCGGTGAACATGCAACCGAGTATAAAGTATTGCCAGATCATACGCAAGTTAAAGCAATGACAGGATTTGAATTAGACACCGTAGATAATCTAGGTGAGGGACAATTAAAGTGGTTTTTAGAAGAATTTGAAAGCTTTACTAAACGAAAAGAATTAGAACGAGCAATTTTAAGCAGCGTCGATTTGATAGAAAAGGGCGAATTTGATCCAGTACAAAAACTAATAACAGATGCTGTACAAATTGGGTTACCTAAGAACCTGGGGACTGATTATTTTGAAGATCCGAAAGGGCGATTGTTAAAACTTAGAGATAACAATGGTCGAGTTTCTACAGGATGGCCTGCATTAGATAGAAAATTGTTTGGTGGAATGAATCAAGGTGAGCTTAATATTTTTGCAGGTCCATCAGGATCAGGTAAGAGTTTATTTTTACAGAACTTAGCATTAAATTGGTTACTAAATGATCTGAATGGGGTATTTATTACGTTAGAGCTAAGTGAAGAACTTTGTGCATTACGCTTTGACAGTATGTTAACTGGTATCTCTACCAGAAATGTGTTTAAAGAACTTGATGATGTAGTATTGAAACTTGGTTTTGTTAACAAGAAGGCAGGTAATTTAAACATCACGTATTTGCCAGCGCAGAGTACAATTAATAATATCCGTTCTGTTCTTAAAGAACTTGAAATTAAGAATAGAAGAAAGGCTGATTTCGTTATTGTAGATTATTTAGATTTGTTAATGCCAGTTAGTGCTAAGGTTAGTCCAAATGATTTGTTTGTTAAAGACAAATATGTTAGTGAAGAACTAAGGAATCTAAGTAAAGAACTTGGAGTACTGTTTGCTACAGCAAGTCAATTAAATCGAAGTGCAGTAGAAGAGATCGAATATGATCATAGCCACATAGCTGGTGGTATCTCGAAAATTAACACAGCAGATAATGTTTTTGGTATTTTTACAAGTAGAACAATGCGTGAACGCGGGCGTTACCAATTACAATTAATGAAAACTAGAAGTAGTAGCGGAGTAGGACAAAAAATTGAATTAGAGTTTGATATTGACTGTTTAAGAATACGTGACTTGGGTGATCAGGAAGAAGCAGTATCAGTTACTTCTTCGATATTAGGGCAGATTAAACCAAAATCAGTATTAACTGAAACTGATATACAAACAAATGACAGCGACTCTCAACCTAAAGTCAATGCATCAATACAGAGTAGCAAACTTAAAAATATGTTGAAGAGTTTAAAAACCGAACAATGATTAAAGCCTACATAATCAGATTGGCTGGTGCTGAACTCAGTGAACGATTGGCAAATGAATGTATTGAAGCTGGTACGAAATACGGGCAAGAAATTATTCCATTTGGCGGTATTAATGGCCATGTAGCTGATTCCATTTTGCAGTCTTTAGGATTGTTTCCGTTCAAACAAAAATCAAAGGCATCGAAGCCTGGGGTTAAAGGTTGCTTCCTTAGCCATTATATGTTGTGGAAGAAATGTACAGAATTAAATGAACCCATTGCTATTTTTGAACATGACGGTATGTTATTACGTCCTATACCTGAAGATATATTAGATAAATTTGATGATGTGTTAAACCTAGATGCGTGTGATCAATTTAGCAAAACTTATGAATACTGTTTAAATCAAGAAGGACCAGTTATAGTACAAGAATACCATAACCAAAAATTTAAACCAGGTACATTGTGGGGAGAATATCTCAGAGGAGCGTATGCATACATTATAAAGCCTCATGCTGCTGATAAGATAATAAAACATTGTCATTCGCACGGATTTCTACCGGCCGACCATCAAATTGGCAAAAATCTAGTTCACATTCAAGCTACATTTCCTAGCATTGCTAGGCTGCATCCGTATTATTTAGAGGATGACAACATTAAATCAGCATCATATACTAAACACGGGCCGCCCGCCCCGCTGCAAAAAAAATAAATATAACATTGGAGCATGTTAGTGGAAAAGAGAACTAAAAGTATCTTATCGGAATTAGATAATCTGTTTATCAGTAAAGATAAGAAACATTTTGTAGAGAGTAAAGCTAATAACCTAATACAAGGGGCGATAAATCTGCTCACTTTTATTAAGGAGAATTTTGAAAAAGAGCAGGCAGACGAACTAGAGCGTAGGTTTATTAACAGTATTCGGGCACATGATTCATCTAAATTTATTAGAGGAATACGAAAGGTAAACCCAAAAGGATCTATAAATGAAAGCGAGTGATATCAATAATAGAGTACGGCAGTTAATCGTAGAATCAAAAGTAGAGAAATTAACTCATTTAGAGCACGTGGAAGATTTAGTGTATAACAATGGCCACGAAGGCGCACTCCTTGCAGTGTCATTCCTCAATGATATACGTCGCATGTTAGAACACGGTGCAGGTTCTCCTACTAAAATTAGTATTAAGTGGGATGGATCCCCCACTATTGTTGTTGGTACAGATCCGGAAGATGGTAAATTCTTTATTGGCACCAAATCAGTATTTTCAAAGGGCACTCCGAAAGTTATTAAATCTCCTAAGGATGTTACTAAATTTTATGGTGACGCGCCGGATGATTTAAAAATTAAATTACTTACGGCATTTAAATATCTAAAGCAATTAGGTATTGGAAAAATGCTTCAGGGTGATTTACTGTTTGTTGACTCGGATAAAATGGAAGATGTAATAGACGGAGAAAAAGTAATTACCTTTACTCCTAATGTAATAACATATGCAGTTCCAATCGACAGTTTGATTGGCCAAAGAATTAAAAAAGCAAAACTAGGAATAATTTTTCATACCTCCTACGAAGGACCTACACTACCAGAAATGGTAGCAAAGCTAGGAGCAAATATCCAAGGACTCAATGAAGTATCTAGTGTATGGTATGATGATGCAACGTATAAAGACTTAACTGGTCGAGCCAGCCTTGCACCAAAAGAGAATGAAGCATTAATTTCCTCGTTGGATCAACTTCGTAATACTATCAATAAAATTACTCCAGCTAAATTTAACATTATACTACAAAATAAAGAGTTTGCCAGATTTGTTAAGCCATATATCAATAGTTTAGTTTGGGCAAGAACGCCAATGCCTGATCCAATTAAATTCCTTAAAGGTTATGTTAATTTTTACAAGAAGAAAATGTTAGACCAAATTGCATTGTTGAAGGGCGGACCTGATGGTGTGACAGCAAAGAACAGGTTATATAAAATTAAACAACAGGAAGGATTCATAGAAGACAACATGAATACTATGCTTGCAGTTTTGGCAATATATCAACAGTTGGCTAACTTGAAATTAATGTTCTTAAAGAAATTAGGAGCAATTGAATCAATGGTCAGTACATTTAAAAAAGATGACAGCGGCTATAAAGTAGTTGCACCAGAGGGTTTTGTAGTAATAGGACACTATGGACATGCGGTTAAACTTGTTGACCGTCTTGCATTTAGTGCTGATACAAACGAACGATGGAACAAAAAGTAAATAACAATTTAGAATTTATTCGATCTCTATACGGCGGGCCTCGAAATACCGACACAAGTTTATCGTTTGTTAAGTCCCTAACTGAAGCGAGGTTATTTCGTTATGAGGATGATTTTAAAAATAAATCTGTGCCACAGATGGCCAAAGTTTTGTATCTATTAATGTTGTTGGTTGAAGTGTTAAGACACTTTGATTCACAGTTTGTTAAAAACTATTCAAGACAAACATATTTGTATGGAAGCTTTAGAGGTATAAGAAGTTATGCTACTGACCTGCACAACGTCATCGCTTCGTTGGCGGACTGGGACGTAAGAAAAACAATGAAGGGTGAAAATGGCCTTACTGTGCCGGAGTTTATGCTTAATCGTTATTTTAGAGATTTAACTTCAGGTGCCAGAGCAGGTGAATCATCGTTGGATAGACAGTTATTTTACAAATTACAATCAGATTTAAAGGTTAGTGATGGTGAACTTAGTCTAATTCGTCGAAACCTGACTGATGTTCAGTATATCGATAAGCAAGAAATGTTTGATATGGCGGAACGAGTTAACAGGATTTTAGATAGTACAGCAATATACTCTGACTTACAGTGGCATTATAAAACTAGTCTTAGAAATAAACTATTAAGTCATCCTTTTCCAAAATAATCCAAAGTTTGGCATAAATAATTACAAATACGCATAGGGCGTAAAATCTTAAATTTAGGAGAAGTAAAATGGCATTAGGACAAGTAAAAACTAATCCTGTAGGAATGACCGTTAATGAAGAAGTGGTTGGAAAAGACATGAGCTTTTTTACTGTTGATTATATTAACGCAATCAATGCTAGCCAAGGTCCACTTGGAGCACTACAGGCAGTTTATAATACAATTATTGAACGTTGGACGGTGGTTGCAGTAGGTCCGCTTCTTGACACAAACACACAGCAAACATTTGCTATTGAAGGTGTCGTAGAAGCAGCGCACATCACAGCTCTGCAAGTTGCAATTAGAGCATTAGGAACTGTTGACGGCGTCGACTTATCGTCAGCAACAGTTACAGCAACTAAGCTTGGAATTTTAACAGCAGCAGTTGTAGCATAATAGTTAGATATCTAACTACATTAAAAAGCAGCCGTAGGGCTGCTTTTTTTTGATTCCTAGACTAAATAATAACAAAGGCGTTGAAGAACGTCAATTTAGAAAATAGGAGAAATATTATGGCACTCGGACAAGTAAGAGTAAATGGCGGAGCACAACCTACAGAATTAGTAGGTCGTAATCTGGAATGGGTTTTAGTAACCCTCGCCAATGTCCATGTTAGTTATACCGCAGTTGATAGTGATTTCGAAAAAGTAGTACGAACACTAGAAACATTTGGTACGGCAACAATCGTTGGCACACCAGCCTCAAACAACGTTCACGTTGTTATGGAAGGTTATAGCGCAAATGCAACAGTAACAGAAACAGCAATTGACGCAGCAACCGGTGGATCGTCCACAGTAGATATTACTGCAGGATTGTCAGGCAACACATTCGCGTAATAGAATTTTTTACGCAACTAAAAGGGCAAGTTTTTACTTGCCCTTTTTTATTCCTGTAGTTTTGATACCAATAAATACTTTTGAATTTCAAAGATACTAAATGAGTAAAGTACATGGATCTACCTCGGATATTGAAGATATCCAAGAACTCGGAAACTTAATAATATGTTATACCTTAATTGATATAACAAAAACAGGTATGGTTAGTAACTATAAACCTGGCTTACCTACTTTTGTTGATGATGCAGGACAAATTATTAATGATGCAGACTCGTGGACTAAGTCAAGAAATCAACAACGAAATTTTGAAACCATTGTTCAAACAATTGGACTACGAGCACAACCTATATTTTTAGACACTCCTGTTGATGAGGAGGTAGTACTTTCTAACTATCAATTTGGAGAGAAATTTAATGGCAGGCATAATGTTTGGAAATTTAAATTCTCAGTCGAACACTTAGATGTTTTTACAAAGAATGGAACAGAATTATTAGCACTTATTGAAGACTTAAATTTTGTACCTTGTATTGTGAATTTGTTAGAGACTGTAAAAATAAACAATCCTGTTTTTCAAACTTTTGACCATTATAAGAACATTTATCTAGATATATTGCAATAGAATCCATTATCAGTTTTGGTAAATATGAATATAGGCACACATAGGCACATTAAGGCACGTTAATATTTGATACTCGAAAATCGAGGCAGTAAAAATATTTGTTTAGGGATTGATGATGGATAGTGATATTGAACGTCGTGAACTGGAGGCCCATGTTGTACTTTGTGCAGAGAGGTACCAGAACTTGGACGATAAGTTAGATAGTTTAGAAAAAAGAACTACCCAGATTGAAAAAGTTTTGAATGAAATTCGGGATCGACTCTTCATGACTACCACTGCAAGCAAAGATAAAGCCATTCGATTTAGTGTAACTGCGATTGTATTATTGATAACTATAATAGTAGGTTTAATAGCTTACGATTTCCAGAGGATAGATAATGCAGTCCAAAACGCAATCCAAAAAGATCAAAGGCAGAGCGAAGCCCAGACCGAAGAACAAAGTCGTCCTAAAAAAGCACGATGATAAGGTCTTCAACGACTTAAAAGCCCTTATTGAAGCAGAGGTGCAGCTTATTGAAGAATCAAAAACTGAAGTAGTAATTCTCCCCCTCAGCGATACTGAATACAAAATAAAAGATTATACTTTGTTTGTTGACAAGAATAAAGTAACTTGTCACTACAAATCAAATTTTGAAAGAGACTTTTACACCAAGCAATGTGCTATTTTGTATGTCTTAAACAAAATAGGAAAGAGCCATAAGAGAGCGAACGAAGTAGTGACATTAGATGATGAAATCCTGCGTTTTAAAAGCGACGAAGTGGTTTTGACCTCATTTATTAGTAGGATGCGGGCAACAGATTTTAACCGGACAGAAATAGCAGAACACAAGCTATTAGCAGTCAAAAGTAAGCTCAAACAGGCAACGGAAAGTATTAAAAAATATTGTTTTTTGACTAAATATCAAAAAAGGATTTAATTGTATGAAGTTAAATGAGATGACCGGTTTTTCCAACGAATTGTTTAATACTAAAATTAAGCAAAAGTATGGATTTGGGTTCAACACAAAGAACCTAACCACTCCGAAGGCAAAGCTATTATTGAACAAGGTAAATGAAGACGTTAAATCCTATAAAAAGAATAACGGCAATTTGAAGACCGAACGCAGCCCATATTTCACCAATTTAATGTTGATCCGAGAAAGTTTAAAGAATTATCTCACTGAGAAAGATGATGATGGTGAAGAACGAACATGCAAATCTTGTGGTGAAAAATTTACTCCAGAACATGGAGAATATTCTCGTTGCCAGGATTGTAAAGATGAACAACATTCACAAGCTGAGAAGGCCACTCACGTAGAAAGCAAAAAGACAATTGCAGAAAAAGCTGTTAGCAAATCCCAACAAAAATTCATGGGTATGGTACATGCTGCACAGAAAGGTGGAAAGCCAGCTAGCAAAGAAATTGCTAAGGTAGCAAAAGACATGGGCAAGAAAGATGCAAAAGATTTTGCATCAACTAAGCACAAAGGTCTTCCAGACAAGGTTGGTGAAGATAAAGACACTAAATGGCGTAAAGAATTTAAAGGTAAAGAGGATTACAAAAAAGGTATTGTTAATCCTTTGATGAGAAAAGTTAAAGTTAAGGAAAATAAAGAGAGAAAAATTATGGTAAACAAAGTAGACTATGTAAAGTTACAACGTGCAGTAGAGTTAAGTGAATCCGGTAAGGCAGTTCCTGCACGTTACTTGGATACCTTAAAAGAAACATTAACCAAGCTAACAGTTCGTGGTGCACCAAAAAGAATTGACGAAGAACAAATGCGTCGTTTTTGGGCAGCACGTGGACGAAAGCTTACTGAAGGCGAAGTAGAATCGGCACAAGCCATTCTTGCAGCTAAGGATATGGTTGATCGTTTACAAGACATGTTAGAAGACGTTGGTGGAATGGTTAACGAAGATATGCCGCCATTAGTTGATAACGTAAGAGATCAAGTTGGTGCAGACAAGGCATCATCTTTTAGCACAGAAGTTTCAGCAGCATTAACAGGCTTACTAGATATGTTACGTCAGACAAGAGAAACAGTTGATGCCTCAACTAGAATGTTAGCTGGTGATGATTCCGGAATGGGAATGCCAGACGATGGTATGGGCGGAGTTGATGTTGGCGGTGAAGTACCTCCAGTTGGCACAGGCGCAGCAGCAGACACTTTTGCTGGAACTGATGCCGCAGTTGGTGGAGCAAGTGGGCTAGGACGCGAACAGAGATAAAGATGAGATTATATGAGTTTTCCGGATCTAAGTCACCAATCGAAAGC